AAGAACGGTGGGAAGAACGGTGGGAAGAACGGTGGGAAGTGTGGTGGGAAGAACGGTGGGAAGTGTGGTGGGAAGAACGGTGGGAAGAACGGTGGGAAGTGTGGTGGGAAGAACGGTGGGAAGAACGGCGGGAAGTGTGGTGGCGTAAAAGTTTCTACAGTTCCAGTTGTAGTGCCAGCAGACTGTCCATTTGCATTCGATGCGTAAACAGTATAAGTTTCAGAGTTTGGAGATGCTGTATCAAATGGAGATGTTGCAGAAGCAGATAAAGATCCACGAATGCTAGAAGTAATTTGAAAAGTAGTTATTGCGCTTCCGCCTGTAGCGTTTGCAGAAAAAGTAATTCTGTCAAAGCCAGAAGCTGGAACTGGGCTTGGCCCAGCGGCACTTGTTGAAACAGATGCGTTTGGAGCTTGCGGAACTGTTGTAGCAGTTATTGATCCTGATGTTGTTGGCTGAGATGATCCCGCAGCGTTTGAAGCAACAACTGTAAAAGTATAAGCCGTGGCACTTGCTAATCCAGTAAATGTATAACTAGTGCTAGAGGTAGTTTGTGTTGTTGTTGCTGGGGTTGATGTAATGGTATAAAGTGTTGCTGGGGGTGATGCGGCTGGCAAAGACCATGTAAGAGATGCTGCGCCATTATTATATGCCCGCCCAGTACCCACATTTGTTGCAGTTAAGGAAGTAACTGCACTTGGTTCTAAGAAGTTATCCTGTGCTGAGGATTTTCTACCTATTTTCTTATTTGCCATTTATTTAGCCCCTATCTTTATTTTTTAAATTATGCTGTCAAGTCTCCAGCTAGCAACCAAGTGTTTACTGCTACCTTGGTAAGTGTTGCTGATGAATGTGTTGTTCTTAGTTTTAATCCTGGTGTGCGAAGAATTGTAACTGTACCATCTGCTGCTACAAAGTTTGCGCCAGTTCCTGATGCTTGGTAAAAATCAATTGATGTACCAATCGGAAAAGCTGTTGTTGCATTTGTTGGTATTGTAATTGCCTGTGTTCCTGCAACTGGGATAAGTTGATCTCTCAGGGCAAGGCCACCTGTTGACAGGTTATATGCTGCTGAGATTTCAGTTCCAATTGTTGTAAGTGATGGGACACCAGCTTTTGTTTGAGTGCCATCTGTAAATGCTACTCCTGCTGCGGCAACTGTTACTGTACCAGTAAATGTTGGTGAGGCAAGTGGGGCTTTCAGGCCAAGGCTTGTTGTTACAGATGTAGCAAAGTTTGCGTCATCTCCAAGTGCTGCAGCAAGTTCATCAAGTGTGTTGAGTGCTGCTGGTGCAGATGCAATTACTGCATTCACTTGTGCTGTTGCATCTGCAATAGCTTCTGCTTTAGCAGTTGCAATTGCTGTAGCTTGTGCTGTAGATACTGGTTTTGCTGTATCAGCTGTGTTGTCAACAGATCCAAGCCCAACCATAGTCTTTGTAATTCCTGATACTGTACCAGTAAATGTTGGTGAGGCAATTGGTGCTTTTGCAGCAAGATCGGATGTGAGGCCTGAAATCTTAGACTGGGTAATTTCTGCTGAAGCGTTAATATCTCCATCTACAATTGTTCCGTTTGCAATCTTAGCTGAAGTTACTGCGCCATCTGCAATTTTTGATTCAGTTACTGAATCAACTGCAAGTTCTGAGCTAGTTACCGATGCTGCAATAATTTCTGCAGTTCCAACTGAATCATCTGAAAGCATTGATTGAGTAATTGTATTTGCAGGAAGTGTTACTGTTCCTGTAAATGTTGGGGAAGCAAGTGGTGCTTTAGTATCGATTTGAGTCTGAATAGATGATGTTACTCCATCAAGGTAACCAATTTCAACATCTGAAACGTTGGCAACAACTGGCTGCTTAGTATTTAATTGAGCTTGAATTGATGATGTTACTCCATCAAGGTAGCCAATTTCAACATCTGAAACGTTAGCAACAACTGCCTGCTTGGCATCTAGTTGTATTTGAAGACCAGAAGTTACTCCGTTTAGGTAGCCTATTTCTAGGTTGCTAACATCACCGATTGAAGTTGATCCTGGAAGTGTTACATTTCCAGTAAATGTTGGTGCTGAAAGTGGTGCGTAAGTTGTTGCGGCAGTTGCTGATGCCAACTTAGCATCAATTTGCTCCTGCACTGAAGAAGTTACTCCGTTTAGGTAGCCTATTTCTAGGTTGCTAACATTACCGATTGAAGTTGATTCTGGAAGAGTTACCGTACCAGTAAGTGTTGGTGAAGCAAGTGGTGCGTAGGTTGTTGCGGCAGTTGCTGATGCTAACTTAGCATCAATCTGTGCTTGAACACCAGAAGTTACTCCGTTTAGGTAACCTATTTCTAGGTTGCTAACATCACCAATTGAAGTTGATTCTGGAAGAGTTACCGTACCAGTAAGTGTTGGTGAAGCAAGTGGTGCTTTTGCATCAATTTGTGCTTGAACACCAGAAGTTACTCCGTTTAGGTAGCCTATTTCTACGTTACTAACGTCACCAATTGAAGTTGTTGCTGGAAGAGTTACAGATCCAGTAAATGTTGGTGATGCCAGTGGTGCTTTTTGACTAAGAGCTGTTGTAACGGTTCCTGCAAAGTTTGCATCATCTCCAAGAGCTGCTGCAAGTTCATCAAGAGTATTTAGTAATGCTGGTGATGCGTTTGTTAGAACGCCTACTGCTGCATCTGCATAAGATTCTGCTGCTGTTCTAGCTGAAGCTGCTGCTGTATCAGCATAAGTTTTTGTTGCAACTGTTGAATCAATATCAATTGTAATTGTTCCAGATGCATCGTCATAAGTTTTATCTAATCCTGTTCCAGCAACTATTGCTGCTTCTACTGTATCTACTACAGCTTCTGAACCTACTAATGCCCGCCAGTTTCCATCAGTTGATGCTGGTGAAGAAGCAAGTACATATGACTGTCCGTTATCTGACTGAATAGCAATATCTCCAGCTTCTGCTGTCAATGCTAGTCTTGCTGCTTGGTTTGCAACAGCGCTTACGGTTACTTTAGCAAGTGGTGGGAGTTGAGCTGATGGGATAAATCCTGATGAGTCTAATGAAGCAACTCCATTGGCAACTCCCTTAGTGCTTAGAAGAATATAATCGTCTACTGTTTGTGAGAGAGCATAACTTAGTGAGTTCCAAGGAGTGCTTCCATCTCCAAATTTAAATGTATTAGTATCTGTTTCAATACCAATTTCTCCAGCTGCTAGGGTTGGGTTTGCTGCATCCCATTGAGCTTCTGTACCTCTTCTTAACTGTAATCTTACTGTTGCCATTTTGTTACCCCTTATATATTTTATTTATACTGCTTATTGTATCATTTATTGCTTTAAGATATAGATCCAGAGTCAAAAACCATAGAAACATCGGCATCTGTAGATGATGGCGATCCGCCATCTACAAACTTGCTTGTTGCTTCAGGAGTAACTCCATTTGCCTGTACTGTATATATTGGCTGACCATTATAATCAATGGCTAATCCAATATCCATAAAACTAATTGTTGTACTTGTATCTGGAATATCTGAATTGAAAGCTATTGGAACCCATGTTCCATTTAGCTGTATTTGTAGCTTGTTTGTTGCTGTATCAAATCTAAGGGGTGTTTCGCCTAAAACGACATTAGACCCAAATGTGGCAGTACCTGCTACATTGAGTCCATTTTTTACTTTAAAATTCTTATCTACTGTTGCCATTTAAGTTCACATATCCCCTAATTGTTTTTGTGGGGGATTTTTAAGGAATCCCCCAAAACCTTTATTTAATTATTTAATTAGCGTTCCAACAACCACAACTTCTGTGTTAGCGTTTGCTGGTGTTACTCTAATTCTTACATCTGATCCAGAATAATCTGCTGAAACTGCAGCCAATTCTGTTCCGTTTGAATATGTAATTCCATATTCAGAAACTGCTACGTTATTTGCAGTATCAAGGGTTACTACTAGGTCTGAAACCTGAGTATGTACACCATTTTTTACTTTGACTACAAACTTAGCGCTTCTGTAGTCTGCTGCTACCCATGAGATAGCTGTTGTTTCTGCTGCCACCGCAATATTTCCAGTTGTTGCTGCAACCTGCTTAGCAACATCATTGTAATTAATTGCTGTAAATGATGTAGTTCCATTTTGCTGAGCTGCATTAGCTGCTGCTGCTGTTGCTTCTGCTGCTGCTTGAGCTGCGTTAGCTTTTGTAGTAGCATCTGATGCGGCTGTTGAAACTGCTGTTGCTACATTTGCTGTAGTTGCTAGAAGTGAAGTATCTGCAATTCCGTGAATGTTTGTTGTATCTGCGCTGTGTGTTGAAAGCGCTGCTGCTGCTGTTGCTTCTGCTGCTGCTTGAGCTGCGTTAGCTTTTGTAGTAGCATCTGATGCGGCTGTTGAGATAGCTGCTGCTTGAGCTGCGTTAGCTTTTGTAGTAGCATCTGATGCGGCTGTTGAAACTGCTGTTGCGATATCTGTTGTTACTTGAGCTGAGTTAGCCTTTGTTCCAAGGGCTGTTGTTATAGTTGTTGTGTAATTAGCATCATCATTGATTGCTGCTGCTAATTCATTTAATGTGTTAAGAAGTGATGGTGCGCCATCCACTAATGAATCTACTGCAGTTGAAATTGCTGCGTTACGGTTTGAAACTTCTGTTGAGATTGCAGATGAAAGCGCTGATGCTGCTGTAGCTTCGGCTGCTGCTTGAGCGGCGTTGGCTTTTGTAGTAGCATCTGTTGCTGCTGCAGACTGTGCTGCGTTGGCTTTTGTAGTAGCATCTGCTGCTGCCGCTGAGATAGCTGCTGCTTGAGCTGCGTTAGCCTTGGTTGTAGCATCTGATGCTGCGGTTGCTTCTGCTGCTGCTTGAGCTGCGTTGGCCTTAGATGTTGCATCTGCTGCTGCAGTTGATACTGAAGCTGCGTCGCCTGATACTCTAAGTGCTGCTTCTGCTGCTACCTTAGTTGTTGCATCTGTTCCTGCTGCAGTAATTGCTGCTGACTGTGCTGCTGCAGCTGAGCCTGCTGCATCGTATGCTGCGGCTGTTGCTGAGAGTGCACGAGCATCTGTAAAATATTTGTTTGCTGGATTTTCTGCAAGATCCGCTGTGTCATGATTTGAAAGACTTGAAACTGTACCTGTTACATCACCAGTAAGGTTACCAACAAATGTAGCAGTAATTGTTCCTGCGGCAAAATTGCCATTGGCATCGCGTTTTACTACGGTATTTGCTGTATTGGCTGAAGTTGCTGTACCACCAATAATACCAACAATGTAGTCTTGGTCTGCTTGGGCCTTGGTTAATACACCAAAACCATTAACGGTAGCTGTGCCACCCTCAACGATAAGCCCATTTTTAATTCTAAAGTTTTTATTTACTGTTGCCATTGATATGACTCCCTTTTACTGCTTTTTTATGCTTTTAATGCTGTTCTAAAATATCTTACTTTTACTGATCCTGAAACAGGAGTTACGCACAAACTTATTATACCGCTATTTTCTTCAAAAGTAACTGTAGCTAAAGATAAATCTGTGTTTGACACTATGTCTGATTCTGAAATGTAAACATTGGTTCCATCGTTAAGCAGTACAATAGTTGAAGTGTGTGTTAAGTTTCCAACAGACTTATCAATCTGCAGGGCGTATCTAACTGTCTTATATACCGTCTTTGAGAATGAATCTATAGCTGTTTTGTTTTCTATTCCGTCTATAGTTAGATCGTTGTTTCCATCTAGCCCCAAAAGTTCTGAGGCGTTTTCTGCATCAAGGGTAGCTAAGCTTGTTTCTAGCTGAGAAACCTTGTAGTCTATCGAGTTTACATCTGTAGATCCGTTTACGCCAAGCTTGTTTTCAATTGCCTCAATTGCATCATTGACGTTGCCGTGCAACGTTGCATGGCCTTCCATTGATTCAGTTGCGGCAGGATTAGTAAAATTGTCTTTTGATGTTGGGTAACTTGTTGCCATTTTGCCTCCAGGCAGTGTTGCTTATGGTTTAATTATACATTATAAAAAATTATAATTTAAATATTTTTATCCTGAAAGCATGATGTGAAACCTTATGCTATTCGTAGCTCTTTCTTTGCCATATATTTTGCTTGTACCAGCCAATCATAGACTTATTGGAAAGCTTATGGTTTCTTTCTGCATCCTTAATGATATCTAAATCTGAAATAGCTTTCCAAGGCTCTCTTTTAATTGGTATAATTTGAGCTATTGGTGTGCCAGCCTCAATTACCCCAGAGAATCCTTTTCTTATGTAGAATGGGAAGTTCCCTGGCTGCATGTCATACGGCCCATCTACTATTCCAGAAAGGGTATAGAATGGAAGGTCAACCCTATTTAAAGGATGAGTAAACAAAAAGCTATAACCTTCTGGTATGCTAATTGCAACTTTTGATTCCCAAGCAAACTGCTGACTATAAAATCCTGGAGGAGCTGGAACTTCTTGGTTTGCAGATCTTTCTCCAAAAAAACGTCCATCTAGCCTATGTCTAATCTTTGGCTTTCCATCTTCTATTTCAACTAAAAAATCTATAGGTGCAGTTAAAGCATAACCAGTAAGCATTGAATCCATATATGGACCACAAACTTTTACTGTTACATTTGGCGGATTAAGACTGTATTGCTTTGCTCCATCTTTAAATTTATCTATAGCCTTGTACCAATCAGGAACTAAAGATTTTATTGGAACTATCGGACTAAAGACTTCATCGTACATAGCAAACTTAAGAATTTTTTTCTTCATCGCCGACCCTTCTAAATAATTAAAGTTGCTTGTCTGCTTCTTCTATTGCTAAATCTTCTGCTAATATTTCTGCCTCTGTTGGTGAGCCGTTTGCTGATGATGCGGGGTATGAAAAATTTTCTCCATCCCAGTCCCAGTTTGTCATATTAATACCAACTCCTCCGTTGGCATAAATTTCAGTTACATCTATAACTATTGGGTCGCTTAAAAATATTGAAGCAAGCCTTTCATCTGTGTGTAGAACATCTACAACTTTGCCATCAATAACAAAAGCAACTTTAATTGGTGGATTTTCCATTATATAATCTCCTTGTTTTCATCTGGATTAACTGCAGACCATTTGCCTAGGGGGCAGCTGGCGTTTGGTAATTTTGTTTTTAGATTCATAATGCATCCACACTTTTTACACTGAGAAGTTGTTTTAATAAGCTCTGGGCAAACTTTGCATATTTCAAGTCGTTCTTGGGCTAAATCTTCATCTACTCTTCCGAGCTCTTTATTGAACAGATCCCAGGGTCTGGCATCCCTCATGTATGGATTTTTCATTATTATCTCTTTCTGTTTATATTTATATTGTAGCAGAAAAGTTAGAAACTGTCGAGCCTTGATTATATGGAGACGGAGATTTTATTATTCCAACTACCCCTGTTCTATTTGGTGAAGTAATGGTGTCTGATCTTTCTCCTATAGAATTAGTCATTCCTATTGTAGAATATGCAATAGATCTTACATTTGTTCCTGAAATAATAACTTTTATTGCTAGTGGTTGTGAAGGCAATGCAACATCTGTACCAACTGAGCTTACTACTCCTCCGATTGATTTTATTACGTTTAAATAATAATTATAATTTGTTTGTGTTGTTGTTTGAGTGTAACAGCTGTATTGAGTTGGTCCAGTGCCAACATAGCATGTTGTACCAGACAAAGATCCACCAGAAGGGCAGCTATAGCTAGCAGGTACAGAAACAGTACAAGTAGATCCACTTAGGCTGCCGCCTGAAGGGCAGCTGTAGCTAGCCGCTACAGAAACATTACAGGTAGATCCACTTAGGCTGCCGCCTGAAGGGCAGCTGTAGCTAGCCGCTACAGAAACATTACAGGTAGATCCACTTAGGCTGCCGCCTGAAGGGCAATAGTAGTATCCAGCCACATCAACTATACAATTATTTCCAGATAAAGTTCCTCCTGAAGGACAGGTGGTTGATGCTGGCGTACTTACCGTACAAGTACTTCCAGACAAGGTTCCTCCAGAAGGGCAAGACAGTGTAACTGAGGCTGGGTAATAACATGTTGCACCTGATTTTGTTGTACCTGAAGGACAGCATTGGCTAAAAGAATATGTTTCTTCACATGGACCGCTGCATTGAGAACATAGAGGTATTCCATTTGTTCTTTGATAAAAATCCTTAGAAATATTAAAAACTCCACAACACCTTGTTTCGGCTGTGTAAGAACTACTTGCACTATATGTAAAACTTGATGCTGGCTGATTGTATGCTGCGTAGCTATATGAAGAAGGATTCTGGTATGCAGCACCGTAAGAAAAAGAATAAGAAGGATTTAATTGCGCTGAATATGAAAAAGAATAAGCAGGATTTAATTGCGCTGAATATGAAAAAGAATAAGCAGGGTTTAATTGTGCTGCATACTGATATGGAGCAGATCCAGGTATTGTTGAAACTCCTCCGCAACAGTTTGCAGATGGTGGATTATTTCCATTAGTTACTAAACCAGTATTGCACGGATAGCTTGTAGATGTAGTGTTGTAAGAAACAGAAGCAACCCAGCTATTAGCATCTGATACCCAATATGTTAATCCTGTTCCACCAGTAACTCCAGCAGATGCAGTAAGATTTGGAAGCGAAAGCTTAACTCCAGATATTGCATATGTAGATGGATCTGAGCTACTTATCGCAACTCCAGTGCCCAACACCCATGACCCTTTGTAAGACTTCCAACCAGCCTTTAATGTTACGCCGCCAAAACTATCTAAAAACTGCTGATATGCTTTAAGCTTAGAGTTAACAACCCTTTTCTTTTTAGCACTTCTCATTAGGCTTCCGTATCGCCAGTTACCAACCAGCTATTTGCTGCTCTTTTTTCAATAAATATCGATGACCACTGAACTCTTGATTTAAACTGATTATCTGGTCCATAAATTAAAACAGATACACTTTCCCCTTGAACAGTTATCTTTCCAGCATTTGCTTGAAGCAATTCAATGCTAGAGCCAACTGGAAGATTCAAGGTAATATCTGCTGGTATAGTAACCGTAATTGGTGATGCCGAACTAAACTCTATTCTTTTATAAAGATCAGAAGATGTTATTGAATAGTTTGTACTTGTTGTTACAGCTGTAGATATTAAGTTATCAGATTTTGCATTTAAAGCAGTTTGAGTTAATGAAGATATTGGTTTATTGCTATCAGAAGTATTATCAACATTGCCAAGGCCAACCATAGTTTTTGTAATTCCAGATACGGTTCCAGTAAATGTAGGCGAAGCAATTGAGGCTTTAGATGAAAGATTAGCTGTTACTGTAGCGGCAAAACTTGCGTCGTCTCCAAGTGCTGCTGCAAGCTCGTCTAGGGTATTAAGTGCTGCTGGAGCTGAAGCAATTACTGCATTTACCTGAGCTGTTGCATCTGCGATAGCCTCTGACTTAGCAGTTGCAATTGCTGAAGCTTGTGCTGTTGAAACTGGCTTAGATGCATCTGATGTGTTGTCAACATTTGCAAGGCCTACTGAAGACTTTGTAAGTGCTGCTACTGCAGTTGATATCTTTGTATCTGCTGCAGAGCTTGCTGCTACTTGAGCGGCGTTGGCCTTTGTTGTAGCATCTGCTGCTGCTGCTGAGATAGCTGCTGCTTGAGCTGCGTTAGCCTTGGTTGTAGCATCTGATGCTGCTGTAGATACTGAAGCTGCATCTCCTGATACCCTTAGTGCTGCTTCTGCTTCTACCTTAGTTGTAGCGTCTGTTCCTGCTGCAGTTATTGCTGCTGCTTGCGCTGCGTTAGCCTTTGTTGTAGCATCTGCAGATGCTGCAGATATTGCTGCTGCTTGAGCTGCGTTAGACTTAGTCGTAGCATCTGTTTCTGCTGCTGAGATAGCTGCTGCTTGCGCTGCGCTAGCCTTAGATGTAGCATCTGATGCGGCTGCTGCAGTTGCTGCTGCTTGCGCTGCGCTAGCCTTAGATGTAGCATCTGATGCGGCTGCTGCAGTTGCTGCTGCTTGAGCTGCGTTAGCCTTTGTTGTAGCATCTGCTGCTGCTGCTGCAGTTGCTGCTGTAACATCAGATAAATTAGCTTTTGTTCCTAGCGCTGTTGTTATGGTTGCAGCGTATGAAGCATCATCATTAATTGCAGCGGCAATTTCATTTAAAGTATTTAATGCATCGGGTGCTGTATCTATAAGGTTTGATATAGCATCTGTAATAGCTGAATTTCTATTTGCAACCTCTGTAGAAATTGCTAAAGATACTTCTGAATCTCTTGCAATACCTGCTGGAATTTGAGAATCTGGTACTTTACCAGCAGAATCAAGCGCTGCGATTCCATTAGCAACTGACTTTTGATTTAGCGGAATATATTCATCAATTGTGCCAGCCAAGGCGTAATCAAGATCTCTCCAAGGAGTTTGTCCGTCTCCAATTTTAAATGTATTTAAATCTAAAGATATTCCAATTTCTCCAGATCTTAATATTGGGTTATCTCTAAACCAATCATCTTCTACATCTCTTCTTAATTGAATTCTAGTTGCCACTTGAATCCCCTCCATTTAGTATTGGTGCATATTGATCAGAAGAGTCTCCACCATTAATTACAATACTATCAGATTCTGGATAGTATAAAGAATCTGGCGCTCCTCCTGAAAGTAATGATAGATTTTCAAACTTAGGAAAATCTACTTCATCACCTGGTCCACCACCGTCAAATCCTAAAACAAGCGGGGTAGTCTCTAAAACGCTTTGTGCTGTATTAGTATTTTTAAAATTAATAGGATTTTGTGTATTAACTGTATGTACTGAACCATCATATGCGTGAGTGTGCATATAAAATGGAGTAGGATCATCACTTTTAGGAGTAATGTCTACCCAAAATTCTCCATTATATATTCTAATATTTTTTGTTAAAATATTAAAGTATACGTCACCCTCTAAAGCTGCAGATGGATTTTCTGCCAGTGTTAAAAGGTTTAACGAAGACTTAAGTTTCATTTTTTATTTATCCTATTACAACTACTCTATATTCTCCAGATGCTGGTGCAACTGCAAACTTAATAGTTACTACTGAATCTGATGTATGCTCAATATCTGTAAGTACTTCTGCATATGGTGCTGCAACTTCATATATAGAAACTACAACATCTTTTGTTGCTAAATTGTGAGTTACTGTATAAGATGTTGCCGATGTATTGAGAGTTGTCTTATACTTTCTTGTTATCTCATGATAATTTGTACCGTCATTTGTTAATGTCCATTGGTCTGCCGCCTCATTCCATAAAACTTCTACATCTGCAGAGGTTCCACGGTTTACCTTAAGACCAGCATCTGCAGATGGGGCTCCAGTAACATTTGTATTAAGAACAACTTTATTGTCAACAATGTTAACTTCTGTTGTGCTTATAGAGTTAATAGATCCTTGAACATCAAGGTTTCCACCAATGCTTAAGTTACCAGTAACTGTTACATCATCTGGCAATCCAATAGTTACTGCTGCTGATTCTGATCCAGATCCTGAAACTGTAATTTCTCCAGATGTTCCAGCAATTGTTGAAATGTAACTTCCAGTTGTGTCTGTTCCAAGAACAACTGAGTTTGGCTCAATTGTTGTTGATATTGTTACATCACCCAAATTGGTCATTGTTGCAGAACCAGTTACATCTCCTGAAAGTGTAATTACTGGATCTTTATTAAGAGATACTGCTCCTGCTGTGACTGTAAAGTCTGTTGAGCTAAATGAAGCAACACCTTTATTTGTGTATGTTGCATCTTCTGCAGATACTGTAATTGTGTTATTTGTTACAGCTACATCAATTCCTTCTCCGCCAGCAACTGTAAGTGTATCTGTAAGAAGGTCAACTGTGTCTGTTCCAGTGTCTCCAGCAACTGAAAGATTGGTTGCTACGTTTACTGTTCCTGCTGCAGTCAAACGACCTTGGGCGTCAACTGTAAATGTCGGAATTGCTGTTGCTGACCCATAAGATCCAGCAGTTACTGCTGTATCATTAAGTTTTAATGTTGTTGTGCCTGCGGTATCGTCGTATGTTGCGGTTAAAGCTGTTCCTGCTAATACGGACGAACCAATAATGTCTTGAATTACTTCTGTAGAACCAGATGCGGGTGTCCACTCTGTTCCATTGTAGAAGTAAAGAATATTTGTGCCAGTATTGTAGTATATTTGACCAGATACTGGATTTGAAGGCGCTGAGCCTAAGTTTTGGATTCTAGCATTGAGCAACTCATTCTTGTTGAGATCAACGCTAACTAAAAATTTTCTTGCCATTTGCTATCTCCTTATGACAGGTATGCTGTCCCTGAAAATGGTTGAGCCATTGTCAGTGTAATTTGGTTAGTACTATTGTAATCTATTCCAGTTTCCAAAATATCCCCTGCGCTAGACTTAACTGTTACGTTTGGTTGATATCCTAGTCCATGATTAATAACAACAGAATACACTCCAGATAAAGGACCAGTAACTTGGGTTAATTCCCAAGGATACGCTAGTGTATTATTTGTTAAAAATATTTTGCTTGCTCCTGACCAATTTAAATCAGAAAGCTTTGGTCCGTGAAATGCAGCTGAAAGCATATCAAAGTAAAAATCTCCAGTAAGACCCAAATTTGCTGCTGGGTCTCCATTTCCATTTAGAATGGTTCTTCCTCTTGGTCCTTGTGGACCTGGAGAAGAAATTACTACTTTATTTATTTGCTCTCGAACAACTACGGATTCAGTCATTAAATAGTTACCGATCTATTTAGGGTCATAAACCCTTCAAGGAGCTTTATCTTATTCCCATTAGAATCTACAACCATGACATCATAAGATGATTTAGGATAAAAGATTTTGCTTGTTTGTGTTGGTGTCATTATTACAGTTAATTTACCATTAGGTCCATCAATTGTAATTCCGCCAGATGGTGATGTTAGTGTAACGGCTAACTTGCTGCCGCCTTTTGTATCACGCACCTGCATCTTTGCAGATGCACCAGTAAGATCAATCGCATCGTCATTTTCGTCTTTATATTCTACTATAAAACTAAATGTTGCATTTTGATCTACTTCGAAATTCTTTTGTCCTGCCATTTGCCATAGTCTCCTAAATAGGAATACTCCTGTACTAATTTTAGCACAGGAGTATTTCTAATCGACTATTTTTTGTTTACTTGTTGGTAAACCCAAATGATGGTTCATTAGGGTTCAGTGCTTTCAAAATTACGGGTGCTGTGGCAGCGAATCCGCCAAGTAGTAGGTCTCTTGGGCTGGTGTTGCCTGTCATATATAGAGCGATTGCCGCTCCTAGAAAATGACGTCCATAACTTGCTAGTGCTGCTAGAATCTTCTCTTGCATTGTAACCTTTCCATCTCCATTAAGATCTTCTTTAGCTTTTGCCATTTTGATCCTCCTTATTTCTAGGCGGTGTGCCCAGGAATTTTGAGCCTAAGCCCAATTATATAATTGTACCACTATGCGCTAATATCTACCAATTCACAATTACCATCAGAGCTACAGGCAAGTGTAGCATTTATAGAAGTACCATCTTCTGTTTCATAAAAGGATAAATCTTCCCATCTAATGTTTTTAGGCATTTTTGACACTAGCTCGTCATACTCTTCTTTACCAACTTCTTGATATGGAGCTTGCTTGTAAGAATGATCAGAATATGGAAGGAAAGAGATTCCAGAAAGATCATCAAAGTTTTTGTAAACCCAAGCACCAACCTCCATCCACTCTTCATCTTTTACAGATACTGTAATTGATGGTTTATGATCGCACCAAGCTTTTTGATATATCATCCAAAGCTCGAGGTGCTCTATAGCTGTGAGATCTTTTCTAAGAGTTGCACCATTTGGTGCTTTTACTGGGAAAGAAAAAACATAAGTTTCTGTTGGCTTCATAACATCGTCTTCTACTGGAATGCCAATCTCTTTAAGAAAAATTGAAATAGGATCGCCCTTAGATCCACGAACAGTTCTAATGTAATACTCAGAATGCCAAGGATGCATCCCAGAAGAAACTCCAGTAAGCTGAGAAACTGTTCCAGAAGGCTTTACGCATGTAACTGAAGCTGAAGGATTAATTCCTATATTTGATGCTTCTTTAACATTTGCTTCCTTAGCTCTAACCTTAAGCCTTTGTAGAGCATGCTCAAGACGTAGGTGATCATCTTCTTTAATATGATCTCTATTTTCACAATTTCCTGGGCAGCCATATCTGCATGTGTAGCCTTCTGACTTATGTGCCTGATATTTACCAGAAAAATAAGAATTTCCAAACTGTCCAGTTAGCGATACGCCAAGCAGTCTTTCTTCTTCTGTATTCTTTTTCCAAACTTCTCTGATGTACTTAAAGTTTGTCAATGTTGATTGCCATGTTCCAAGAACTGAAGCAAGCTCAACTTTTCTGGAAACAGACTCTTCATTATCATCTTCACGAATAACAACTTCTGACAAGTTGCAGAACTGATTAGGTCTCAATATGATTTCTGAGCATGGGTTGGTGCCATAGTGGATTTCTGGATCTCTTCCGCTTAATGCAGCTTGCTTTTGTGCTGCAGCAACATTGTAGATTCCTCTTTCTCCAGACTTTGAATCATACAATGACTTCCACTCAGATATAAACTGCTCCATATCTGGTTTTCTAGAATATGCCACTGAGTTATTTGAAAGAGCACGTTGAGGATTATTTTCCCACCAATTTCCAGATTTTGCTTGTGCCATCTCTATATCATTAATGTTTGATAGAGAAATCATAGCTGATCTGCGAACTCCTCCAACAACAACAACCTCACCGATCTTGCACATTATGTCATGAGCTTCAATCGGCTTGAGCTGTCTTCCAGCCGAAGTTTTAAATTTTGCAATTGTAAAATCGAATAGGTTAACTAGTGGCTGAGGACCAGATGATCTACCGCCCATAGTTTTAAGCCTTGCTCCTGCTGGTCTAACTTTTGTAACATCAAAAGATGGGATCTTGCCATCCCAAAGATTTTTTAAAAGCATTTTGTAAGCTGTTGCCCACCCAGTTTTAGAATCTTCTACAACAATAACATCAGAAACTTTTTCCAAAGTTTGAGGGATTGAAGGAAGCTTATTAATGTACTTATATTCTACTGAGAAACCAACTCCAGAGCCACACATCAATATATACATGGTTTCGTCAAATGCTCTTGGGTGATCAACTGGCAAATACGAACAATTGTATCCAGCAACGTTATCTCTTTCTAGGGCGGGACCAGAAGTCATAACAGCTCTCATAGAAGGCATTACATTTCTCTTGTATACAGCATCTTTAAGATTCGAAAGCAATATATCATCTGGAGTATAGTTAAAATTTTCCTTTAAGTTATTAAGCATAAAGTCAAAGTATCTATCTACAGTTTCTTTCCATGTTTCTCTTCTATTTAAATCGGGGATCCATCTAGCATATCTAGAGATAGCTATAAAATTTTCATATGGGTTTTCTATTAAAGCACTATTTGCATTTGGCTCAAGTAATACCATTGGCTTCTCATCAAAGTAATCTGAAGATTGTTTAAAGTTTTGAATTTTTGTCATTTTGTCTCTTTTCCGCCCAACGGCACATAATTTTTAGTAAGAGTCTTATTCTACCAAACTTTTTTATAGAAAGGAAGGGTAATAAATAATTTTAAACAAGGGTATTAATGGTTAACTAGAATAAATACAAGCTTTATTTTGAGTTGACATATTGTAAAGTTTAATGGTATTCTTATAGTTCGTTATCTCTATTGGAGGAAATGCCTATGGAGAATATAAAACAAAAACTTAGCGATGTTTTACATCACTATGTTGCAATAGCAGTAGCTGTACTGTTTTTATTTACTGGTCAACCAGAAATAATTCAATCAGCATCTGCACTGGTTGTAAAACCAGAAGTAAAAACCGAAGCACAACTTAACAAGGAAAAGCTGGAGCAATTCAGCAATACTGTGTGGAAACCATCTGAGTCTTTAACAGATAAAGAATTGGTTGAACTTCTCAAGGCTGTAGGCTTTGAGGGTAGCGCCCTTAAAATGGCGTGGGCTGTAGCTAAAAAGGAGTCTAATGGACGCCCAATGGCTTATAACGGCAACAGGAAAACTGGAGACAGTTCCTATGGAATTTTTCAGATCAACATGTTGGGAAACCTAGGTGATGATCGTAAAGAAAAGTTCAAACTGGATAGTAACTACTCGTTATTCGATCCAGCAATCAACGCAGAGATAACGTATTATATGACCAATGGCGGTCAAGATTGGTCGTCATGGAAAGGTTTAACTCCTCGAACAAAAGAGTGGTTAGACAAGTTTCCATCTAAAAAGGAGTAAGGAGTTAATATTAAGATACAAGTAGTGTCTAAGTATTTAGCTCTGTCAAGGGAAGGCCTTGTGTCAGAGATGGTTTGTCCATTAGATCAAGGTCTTCTCTTTTCCAATCAAGACGAAGAAGAAAAAATATTTGTATACTGTATTTCTTGCCAATATAAAAATTATATTGGAAGTGCTGTTTATTCAAAAATGCTGGAGAGTGTAAGTAATGCCGCTAAATAACGAATTTGATGAGGCTTTAAGAGCTAAGGTTGCTAGAAATATTCCATGCATGCATATGCCTGGCTTGCTTCTTGCAGAAAAAGCTCTTATTGTAGTTAAAGAATATGCTGAAGAAGCTAAGTCTAGAGGTTTAACAACTATTGATGAATTGCTTGAAGACATGAAAGTAAAAAATGGACAAGCCGAGTAATAATTTAGAAGATAACTTGCCTATGGTCAACTATATAATGCTTCATAGAATATATGACGTATTATGCCTAATAGCTAAAAATACAGGGGCTAGCAATGAGATTGAAAAAATGGTAAAATATCATGAAGATGGTTTTTTGCTGGGACCTTCCCCAGCATTTAGAGCGGAAGATGAAAAGAATGAATAAGGATAAAGAATCTGTAGTAGAGCTTATGGTTGCAGTTTATGAAAGTATAAATACAAAAATGGCACTAATGTCTGGAATGTCTGAAGAAGAAATAGAAGAAAAAACCAAAGAAGCAAATCCAGCAATGATTTATTACATGTCAGAAATCTACAATAAGCTAGATGAAAATGATATACTAGCTCAACAATAAATAAAATAAGTGATATAATTAGTTTATGTCACCTAAACATTTTGGCAAAGTAATGAAAACTCCATACTTTAGAATGGATCAACAAGTTTTGTCACTTTGTAAATGTTTTGAGTGCAAGATAGAAAATCTTTTTATTAGATTTTTTAATATGAAAAAAATAAAAATAAAATTACGTAAGTCGAGATAATACTCCTTACGTATGCACGTAAGTGCAGTAAATCCCGACTGGATCCGCCTCTAGTCGGGATTTTTACTATTAAAAACAAATCCAGCTATTACAAATCTTTCTCCAGATAAAATTTCTTTGACTCCGTGTGTACAATCTTCCAAAGAGGAATGAACTAATATAGTTCCAGCTTTAGGTTTAATGGTAATATTTTTTACAGTATAAACAATCTCCCCTCCTTCATAGTCTTCGTTTAAATATAAAACATAAGCCCAAATAGGAATATTTCCATCAGTGTTAGTAATATCATAAGCATCAGCATGCGGATAAAAAGCCCAACCTCCATGACTAGACTTAGAATACTTTAATGCTTGATCAGGAAAAACTGTATACTCTTTACTTGAAAGCAATAGATATATTTTTTCTTTGTATTTTTTATAAAAAGACGTAGCATTGTTATTTTGCAAAAATGATTTTGTTAAATGAATGCTGTTGGGAGAAGGCATAAATCCGCTGCTATCTTTTATAAAACTAGATAGATCTTCTAAATCTTTATTCTCAATAAAGTTTTCAATATAGAAGATGTCATCACTTAAATACACTTTATTCATAATACATTTAAACTATATCTTTATGTACAAACATAGAGGCAATTATTCTGTCTCCATTATAAAATTTATTTACAGCATGAGAGTATTCTTTTGTTCCAGGGTGACAAACTAGTGTTCCAGCTTTGGGCTTAATGGATATATCTTTATTTACATATACAACTTCTCCGCCTTCAAAGTCATCGTTAATAAATATAACGATACCCTTTGATACAAAAGATTTTCTTTCGTTTAAATCTTTTTCCGACAAATCGTAAGAAATATCATCTGAGTGTGGAGCCATTATATAGTTAGAGCTTGCAAACTCTTCTGGAACATCATTTGAAGAAAAATCGAAATTTCTATATTTAATCAGTGACACAAAATCTGTATAGGGCCTGATTAAAGTTTCTGTATCATTGTTAAAAAAATCATCAAGCTTTGATAAATATCCATCCCAAATATTGGTACAATTACTTTCTTCTATAATTAAAGAAGTGTGTGATGGGTGTCCGTAGTCTTCTATATGAGAATCTGACTTTATAGCATTGCTTAAGGTAACTAGATCCTCTTTAGATATAAAGTTTTCTATATAAAAAATATTGTCGTCTAGATACACTCTATCCATTAAAAACACCTTCCTCGTCGTATTTATTTTCTATATAGTTTAAGTTTAGCACAACACGTATATTGGTGTCTGTCTGAGAGAATCCGCTATGCAGAATGGTAGAATTAAAAACCACTAGTCTGTTTTCTAAGCTATTTACCTTATCCCCATTTTTAAATACCGTAAAGCCATTATTTGTGTTTAAATAAAAAATTGCCGTAGTGTGTTCCATCTTGCTGTCAGTGTGCATGCCACCCTCAATGTGAGTGGTAGTCCTCGTTCCAAGATTTGCTTTTACTCTTAGTATTTCTTTTGGATTAATTTTACTTAATAACGGCATCAGATTATCATAGTAGTCGGACTTTACTCCAACATCGTTCCTGTACATTAAATTAAAGAACTGAAATTTATCTACTTGCTTTACTTCATTAGGGTATGCAATTCCAGGAGTATAGTACCAAGGGAATTTCTCGTTGTCTATAAAAATATTTCTTATTTTATTGAATTCTTCTTTATCGAGATAATTATCAAATATTTCTATGTTCATAAAGTTACGCTTTTTTCTAAAGCCTGAGCATATAAATTGTAGTGCTTTTCCAGGGGGAGACTCTTAATATAATCTAGGTGGTCCTGATACCTAGAATCTTTTTTTGATGTAACCGTCTTTCTTTTGTCTTGGGTTTCAACATGCCAAGTAGAATAGCTTTGAAAATCATCATTAGCTAGTGAAAACGATCCGCCTAATTTATCACATAAGAATTTAGCAACCTTTTCTGTACTATTAATAACATCCTTAAAATCAAAAAAAGTTACATTGTTTTTTAGCATCTCAGAATAATGATCTAAAAATTGATTGCTTCTAAACTCTATCTGAGAAAAGTCTTCCATTACATTCATTGACGCCAAAGACTCTACTGGGTCTCTGGCTATAGAAAAAACCTTAGAGTAATCTTTTTCGGCGGCAACCTGAATTTCATACATCCTAGACTTAAAGAATTCCTCTGGGGTATCTTTATCTACTTTTACATAGTGTCCAAAATCTATATCCAGATCAGTATTTAAGTCTAAATACCAAGATAGCCAATTTTTACCAGATCTAGGGTACGTTAAAAAATAAGCATCGGGACTAATCTTAACATTCATTATTCGCCAAATATTCGTTTTTTATTTTCTTCAACCGTTTCTAAATTGTAAAAATCATTAGTGACATCTTCTGGAATCTCAACATTTTGTGATCCATAAGGTACAAATCCTTGAGATGGACCCATTCTCCAAAAATGTGGAGTTATGTATTTAACACCTATATTAGGAACTGCTTCGTGTTCATTATCTAGGTCACAGGATTTAAACATAACTATGCTTCCAGGCCCTGGCTTGATTTGTAAATTATAATTTGGAAAATTTAAATATCCATCCAAATAATCATCATTGTAATATATGACAAAGGAGTGCTCCAGGTCATCATAGGGGCAGTCTGTGTGCACTCCTCTAGATTGCATGGAGTTGTATTTACCAACAACATATCCAGGCGATGGTATTCTGGGATTTAAGATAGTATCTATACCTAAAATTTTTGCGTATTGGCTTGAGCATTCTACAACAGCGTTGTTAATAGATTCAAACACCCAGTGACTTTCAATATTTTTCTTATTTTGGTCATATATATTTGGGTCATATATACATTTAGCTAAACCAAAATCTTCTGGTGTAATGCCTGCTAGTTCCCAGTCTCTTTTTTGCTCTAATGAAAAAGCATACTGATTTCCCCATGGAAGCCAATCAGTAATAAGATTATTTGAAACAGAATCTATATATTTAATAATCTCGTTAGAGTTAGGTATTGCATTCTTAAAATAAAAAACTTTATCGTTGTATATTTCAACTTCTATAGACATAGAATATCTCCTTATTGATTGCTAAAAAGTGCGGCGAAAAGTGAGCCGAAAATTAGAGACCATCATTTTCATCTTCGTATAAACTTCTCAAATACTCCATATGAGCTAGATGTTGTTCCTCAGACCCTATTTTATGCTCTACTATAATACCTGCCCACATAATAAAAAGGAGGGTCGAAATAGGAACATCATAAGCTATCATATTAGTATTATACTCCAGGTCTATATATTAAACAATAGAAAGATAGATATAGCTACAAAGCACAAAGCAATGAACTTGATCTTCTTCTTTTTTGGCCATTCAGCTGGCACTCTAACATTATTCATATTCTACTCCTTTGTAGGCCTATTGGGATTTGAACCCAAAGTCGTTTGTATATAAGACAAGTGCTTTAACCAGATTAAGCTATAGGCCCTTATATTAGCCTATTATCTGTATGAGTATACCAAGGATAAAAGTAATGACAGTTATTATGGCTACTGCAATAAGAGTCTTCATCTTTCTATCCCGCCTTTTCTTATGTATTTTCTTTATGTTTTTTAGTTGTTTATCTGGGGATATTAGATTTTAGGAAAGCCCCCCTACCCCCCAAATTTTTTCTTTTTGGAAAGATAGAGAAGCACTCCTAAAACGATATTCTCAGATGTTATCTGGTACATATTGAGTTTCAGGGTAAGCCCCCACAAAGCAAACTAAGTGTAGCATTTGTTATTTTACAAAGTCAATGATTTTTCTATAATTAAATTTAAAACTTTTTCAAGATACTTATCTGGCCAAGTTAGTCCTTTACCATTTTTTTCTAAAACATTCTCAGCATTTAAGACACCATCTTTGCCTATGTGCTCATACATTTCTTTTTGAGTTATAACTATTCTGCTATTATATTTCTTTACTGATATGCCTAAAGCTTTTTTAAAATACTCTTCGGCCAATATCTTATCTGGATGAGAATCAGACCATATAGGCCAAGGCTCTGCAAAATAAACATTTTGAAAATAAGGCCTTAAACATCTTGTTGCTACCTCTACATATTTGTCGACTTTTACTTCTATATCTTCATATACTGATTTTGTGTTTCTTATATCTGCATGCCCAAGAAATAATATTATATTCTGGTCAACTGGAATAATATATCTTTCTGTACCCACAAATGGTATCTTTTCTAATTCATTTAAATTTAAAGAACTTGACCAGAGACCGCTTATTCCAATTAACTTAATGTTATCAGTTTCTATATTTAAATCATGCATGTTTTCAACATGGCAATCTCCAAATATATATAACATTAATCTATTGTATCAATATTCTTTTCTAGATACTCATGTGGAGTTGTGTAAAATCCTTCAGGAAAATTATCTTCTCCAAATATTCCAGTTACTGCACTAGACATTTTAATTAAATCTAAACCTTCATATAACTGATCCTTTTTTCTTAATTCTTCCGCTTCAAGAAGTGATGCAAATCCAGCTACTATATATCTTGGAGTATTTCCAATAACTGGTCTAGTTCCATGAAGATAATCTTCCCAGCCTGGATGTAAAAGTAAATCTCCTTTTTCTGGCTTATACTCAAAATGCAAGTAAGGATAATATATTTCTCCACCCTCAAAATTGTTTATATAGTGAGTTAATCCAAATACGACCTTATTGTCTAATCCAAGGGATTCCGCCAAATTATCTGCATGTTCAAACATAGACTGTCCTTCTGTCATTCTGTGAACAGAGTTCATGCTTTCTACCCACAACTCCTGTCTAAAGAGCTCCTGTAGCCTTAAACGCATATGTTTTAGCTCTGCGTCCAACTCTGGATCTTCTACAAAGAAAAACTTGCCATGCCACCATTCTCGCTTGTTTTTTTCCCACCAAATATCTTCTCCGAAAGATTCTACATGGTTTACAAGCCTATCGCAAAGATCATCTGATAACCAGTTTTTTAGTACAACTATGTTCTTCTCAATTAGTACCGCATTGGGTTCTTTTTCTAATATTTGAGCAAGCTGTTTTTTAAATATAGACGCATATGGTTCCATGCTCTTATTATACACCGCCCTCTATTCTAGTCAACTGCTTTTTAGGATTTAAGAAAATGTTAATATATTTTTTACATGTATGATACACAATCTGGGCAAAACGGACATTTCGGATAGTGCGCCCATAATGAATGGTCATTTGTGATGTATCTCACACGTTTTTTTTGTGACTTACACCACAATGTCCGAATTATACGCATTTTTGGTTAGACATTTGTCAGACCCCCATGCTATGCTTAAGGTATAACAAAAAGAAAGGAAGTTAAATAATGACTTCACTAACACTAGAGCAAAAAATTGCTAAGGCTGCTCACCTTATCGCTGAAGGAAAGCCTGTATCTTTCCGAGGTGCCTCATTTGATACATACATGAAGGTTGAGCGTATGGCCAACCGACTTAAGCAAGAGCGAGAGTTTCCTCAATGCCCTTGCGGAGAGTGTGACTAAGGTCACACCGACACACCCCTCCAACCTCCCCAATTTGTCAGACCCCCATGCTACACTTACAACATAACAACAACGAAAGGTCAGAATAAATGACACTAGATGAATACAAGCAAATGGTAGAGGCTCAACGCCTTGCCTCCCTAGCAATCGCCCTAGAGGCACTAACTAAGTCTAAGGCTATCTCAGAGGAGATGAATAAATAATGTCATACGCATACTCATACGAAACTAATAGCGTGTCTAAGTGGGATACTATCCAATCAGATGTCGCAGACGCATACGCATACCTTGATGAGGTAGATGAGGAACAACCTCCACTAGATGAATTTGATGACTCAGATGATGAGGCACTAGCAAAACTATACCAACTAACATGGGAGAACTAATAATGACTATCACTTACTCAATTTGGCAAGGCTCTAAACTAATCTCAATCGACAATGTAGCGCATGAGATTAAAGCAATCGACCACTTAATACAATCGCTCAATGATAGCGAACTAGGCAAGGGGAAAAAGTTTTCCGCTAATGTAATGGACATAAAGGTGACCGCATAATGAAAGAATGTAAAGTAATTAATTGCAACAATACCGATTTAGTTTATAGCGGAATAGATGCCATGCTATTAGGCGGTATCATTACCGAAACCTATTGCTACTCATGCGCTAATGCTTATAATCAAATAGATAGCGCTATGCAATCACTAAGAGATAAGGTTAATGCGTAATGAATAGACTACTTACTACACTAGTGCAGTTATCCCTTGCCCTCCCCGCCCTATACATGGCGAGGATCGTATGGCATGACTTTAAAGCAGAGATGAGAGAGATGTGGCAAGAGTCACACTAGCCTAACGGCGTGTCGGCTTGACAATGTCGAGCTGGCCCGCAAGTACTTGCGGGAGTTATCCACAGGGTTACGGGCATCTGTGGAAAACCCCAGAATTTTTGTGAGATTTATCACATAGGCTGAGCGTCTCACATCTTGGAATTACTGGCTAGTAAGTAGAGAAATGTCAGACCCCCATGCTACAATTCCACTATAACGAAAAAGAAAGGTGGTCAAAATGACTACACTAACAAATACACATACACATACTCCACACATGGAGTCCATTTCTAATGTCGGAGATTTCCAATACACATTTTGCGAAACTTGCGAAATGAACATAGATAGATTCTACATCTATGATGACTATGACCGCTTACCATTTTGGACAGATTGGAGTTTAACTAAATGAAAACTAATTTTGAGGTAACGCAAGAAATAACCGACCTTGCTAAAAAGCACTATGGCGAAATGGATTTAGCCTTTAAGTGGGGTTGTGCTCAAGCACTTCTTTCTACTAAACAATTAGAGATTATTCTAGGAATACTAAAAGATAAGGAAAACGCATAATGCTAGATTTCGAAATTACTTTTGCGATTAAACAATTATTTGATGAAATGCTTGATGATTGTTATCCCGTCTATGAAATGGGTAACGCTGTTTTTTATCCCTCCCAAATTCTAAAAGATTGCGACCCTATTGCATACAATGAGGCACTTTTAGATTTTCAAGATAATTACATGAGAGACAATGCAGACGATTTAGAAAGGTTGATGAGCGAATGACAGATTTTTTTGGATTTGAAAAAGCAATTGAAATTGATCATTTAACAGATGAGCAAATTCTAAAGCTTGAAGAAATTTTTAAGGATTTTGAATAAGCAACGGCGTGTCGACTTGACAAAAGTTGATGCGCCCGCAAAAGAGCGGGGTTATCCACAGGGTTACGGGGGTTATCCACAACCCCTGGAATTTTCCGACACGCCCGAAATTTTGTGATTTTTATCACACGACTTGAGCGTCTCACTATTTGGATTTACTGGCTAGTAATGTGAAAATGTCAGTGCCATAGGCTATAATTGCTACTATCAACAAACGAAAGGCGGACTCAAATGTCAGCAAATGTCTATACTATCGAAAGCCTACTTGTAGGAAAAACCTATCACTCAAAATCATTAAAGGGTGAAATCATTTCAGCGGAAAAAGATAATTCCGTATGGTATGCGGATTGCGAAACTTATAAGGTTCAGGTTAGACCTCATTACTCAGCACCGCTAAATCTAAAAGATACTTATCGCTATTTAGCCGTAAAAACTTCCGATTAAATAAAATCGAAACAGGGGCAGTTTAGAGGGAGTCCTCGCCCAATGTCGTAAGTAAGAACCCTCACAAAATTTGTCAGTGCTAACTGATACAATAACTAAATAAACAAACGAAAGGAAAACTATGTTAAACATAATCGACAAAACCGATTTCTATGAAATCGCAGACGAGCAACATTTTTGTTGTGATGAAAGTCAGTTTAAGTATTACTGCGAAAAGCACTTAGAGTTTATGGGTTGCTATTTCTGCGAATTTGACTATGACAAAGATTGCGAGGAACAGCACTAATGATTAACTCAGTATTAGCAATAGATTGCCAAGATTGCCACGGGCACGGAGTAATCTTTTTTGGTGATGATAATGATTTCGATTGCGAACCTTGCGATTGCGTAGATGATGGCTCACTATTTTGGAACGGAGAAAATGACTAATGTATAAATTAACTTGTGCTTATGACGGACACGCTCCTCATTGGTCAGCAGAATACGAAAGCGAATTAGGTGCTTGGGAAAACTTTTTCTTATTCACCGATTGGGGATTTGCTAACGAATACTCAACTGTAAATATTTACACGCCAACAGGCAAATGCTACACAAAAGTTTTCTATAGAACAGGAATGGTATCAGTTAAATGATGACACGAAAAGATTATGTCGCAGTCGCAGAAATTTTAAAGTTCGCAAGCGATAAGGCACACCCAGCACTATTTTCTAAAATGGTAAATGATTTTGCGGAGATGTTCGCAAAAGATAATGAGCGATTTGATGTAAATAGATTTCACGAAGCGAGTGGGTATCATGTCCCAAAATTCACTTCGAGATAAAGTAAAACGAATTCAGGAATTGCGCCGCAGTAATGCGGCGCAACCTGTTCGCAATAAGAAAAAATATTTTAGAAAAGTAAAACATAAAAATAAATTTGATCAATGACGCTGCCCGCCCGTAAAGCTGCGGGGTTATCCACAGGGTTACGGGGGTTATCCACAACCCCCTGGATTTTGTGATTAATCTCACAAAAGCTGCGACACGCCGTAAATGGATTAGGAAATGTCAGTGGCATAGGCTATAATACTCTTATACCAACAACGAAAGGCAATAAATGAGAATAGAACACAACCTAAAGTTCGTAACAGAGTTTAAGGACGGCCACCCAGTTACTCAGCAAGTGCAAATGCTTGATGAGGATACTCGTATCCTTATGCTAGAGTCAATGCTAAAAGATTTAGTCGGTAGCCGACTACAACCAATTCTTGATGAGATAAATGCTAATGGCTCATACGCAATTCTTAAGGTGGCAGAATAATGGGATACAATACAGCATTAGATTTAACTGAATTGGATTTAGAGGTAGCACTAGGTTATCACTTACAGGGTAACCACTATCCACCCGTTCCACTTTCTATGGTGCAACCTTGCATCGAGGCTATTGACGCTTACTATGATGAGGATTATAATAAGTTGATCGAAATGCCTGAAGGCGTATCTTATAAGGGTGACTCTCATGCGCCAGCGTGGGCTATTATCGAACAGCACCACTTAGACGCTTGGCTACCTGAAAGTGACTAAGGTCACACAATAACTTTCTCAAATAATGAGATAGGGCTAGACTAATGTCAGACCCCAATGCTATAATTACCAACCTAACAAAGAAAAGAGGCAATAAATGACAATCAACGACAAGTTGTATCAGGTAGGCGATTTATTCACTACCCTCAAGTCAAAGAAAACAGGTGTGATTAAAGAAATCCACCCACAAACATCTGGCTCGGTGCGTGTGCTATTGGAAATGCCCAACAAGGAAACTCGTTGGACTTCCGTATCTGCTCAAACACTACTAGGCGTTTAATCTAATGGGAGGGGGGTCGCAGAAATGTCAGACCCCCCTGCTATAATTACTTCATCAACCCAACCCACAACGAAAGAAGGAAACAGATGGCACGACAGAAAGCAATTAGCGTAAAAATCGCAACACCAAAGGTAATCAAGGCACTAGAAACTCGCTTGACAAAGTTAAATGCCGATTACGCATCACAAGAAGCCAACGAAGCAAAGCACGAAAAGGCTATGGAAAAGTGGCGCAAAGAAGTAGGAAAGTTCGCTATGGCTAATTTTGCTAAGGCAGAAAACTTCCGCACAAACTATCGCTCATGGAATAAGACACTTAATGTTGATTTCGATTTAACAGTTAATGAGTCAGACTTTCCTAAAGAGCCTGAGAAGGACTACGAAGTTCTCCACCGCCACTCATACAATGAGATGAAAGAGGAATTGGAAAACGCAATTCGTATTCTAAAGATGACAGATGAGGAAACAGTAAGCACAAGCACTTACAATGCTATTGCTCGTTATCTGTAAATAATCCAACGACCTGAGTATGTCGCCAAACTGCTCTCCCTTTTGGGACAACTACTAACAAAGGCAACAAAATGAAAAATCGTTTCAGAGTAGAAATCTATGATGCAAACAAAGCAAATGATGTAACAATTTATTCAGAGCAAGGCGTTGATAAGGAATACTTAACTGAATTAGCATTCTCTAATCGCCGTAACTTTTTTGGTGATGTACGTGCTTATGTGTATGATACATTGAAGAAGACTAAGACTACTGCTCTTTACCTCCCGTCCGAAGTTATTAACTTCAATCGCAAAAACCAATTAACTAGGGATGAGTTAGGTCTGTAAAGATCTAAACCTGGCTGCATATGTGCAGCTGGCCCGTAAAGGTAAGGGGTTATCCACAGGCTTACGACCACTTGTGGATAACCCTGGAATTTTGTGAGATTAATCACATGGATCAATTCGGACATATTGTAACTAATCATAGACAATGTCAGTGGCATCTGTTATACTTACAACTAATCAAACAAACGAAAGGTAAAAAATGGCTCATAATCTAGAAATGGAAAATGGCGAAGTTGCATTCGCACTTCGTGGCGCACCTGCATGGCACAACCTTGCAAATCGCATCTTTACACAAGATGAAGATGTTACAACTCAAATGATGTTAGATGAGGCAAAACTTTCCAATTGGAATGTTCGCTTGTCTCCACTAACTGAACACATCTCAGATACATGGAATGATGTATCTAATGCTCAATTAGTTATTCGTGACAACCCATTCAACAATGGCACTGATGTGCTGGCAACTGTTGGAAAGCGTTACAAGCCTGTACAGAATGAGGAACTATTCGCATTCGCTGATGCAATTCATGATGCTAATGCTGATTGCCGTTGGGAATCTGCTGGCTCACTTCGTAGCGGTAAGGTTGTATTCGGTACAGTGGATATTCCTCGCACAATGGTGCTTGACCCACAAGGCGCAAATGATGCAACTAAGTTGTATCTAATTGTTTGGACATCTCATGACGGGTCAGTTGCTGTTCAGGCTGCTGTTACTCCTGTTCGTGTTGTATGCCAAAACACTCTTAACCTTGCAATGAAGAATGCTAAGCAATCTTTCAAGATTCGCCACACGCAATCTGTTGAAGGTCGCATCCAAGTTGCTCGTGAAACTCTTGGGCTTGCTCTTGGTTACTTTGATGAATTCGAGAAAGAGGCTCAGGCTCTTTATTCTCAATCAATCACTGATGCTGAATTCTCAAAGTTGATTCAGACAATTTATCCTAAGCCTGATAAGGATGCTGCTAAAGTTGCATTGACTAAGTGGGAAAACAAAGTCGTGTTGCTTGACGAGTTGTATCATAACTCACCAACTAACGCTAACATCAAGGGAACAAAGTGGGGTGCATTCAATGCACTTACTGAACGCCTTGATTACTATCGTTCAGGTCGTGGAAATTCTGAAACACTCATGGCGGGTGCATCAGGGTTTGACCCAATTCTAACCGCAGAAAAAAATAAAATTAAGAAATTAATTTCTGCGTTCTAAATAAATAAATTCCTGAGCATGAATAAAAACTGCTCACAATTTTTTCTAGGTCCATTAGCTCAGTTGGTTAGAGCGCTACCCTGTCACGGTAGAGGTCGACGGTTCAAGTCCGTTATGGATCGCCAAGCGCCCTCAATGCTAAGGGGGCAAAAAGTGTGTTACGACTCACATATAAATTCCCTGGAATCTATTGATAATGTCAGTGGCATCCTGTATAATTCTCTTCATGACCAACGAACTAGTATCAAGTAAGTATACATTCGTCTGTGATCCAGATGAATGCGATTGCTTAATAGAATTAACATCATCTGATGGATTTGGCTTTCCTTCAGGTGTGACCGAACTCACATGCCCGTGTGGTCGCAAGACTACATTATTGTCAGTGGAGCATGCTACAATTGCACCAACAAACCAAACGAAAGAGGAAACAATGGAAACAACAGAACACCTAGTACCTGATACATATAACACAGACCTACTCGTAACATATAAAAAGATTAATGGTTATTCTAATCCTGAGTATATTACAGACAAGGTTCGCAACATTGAGTGGGAACTGCACAATGCACGAACCAACTCTAAGGCAGTTGCAACAATGCAGTCAAAGATTGATTCAGTTAAAGATATCATTACTGATGCATATGCTGACTCAGGTGACCAAGATACTCTTCGTGCAATCGCAGAGGCGCTTGATATTGAATTAGTTAAGGAAGTTGAATGGACCGCATCTATTGAGGTTAGCGGAACATATTCATACAACATCCTTGATTCAGATTATGAGCCTGACCTAACAGATGAAATCACAGATGCTATCTATGCTGATTCGCATAATGGTAATATCGAAATTACCGACCAAGAAGTCTGCAATGTGAGAGAGTCCTAATGTACTTTGAACTCACCGCTCCCGATAGGCTATCCATGGAGATGGCCTATTGGGATGCACAAATCATGGGGCTGGACCCGCAAGCAATGTCACCGTTGACATTCAACATTGGAACTGGTAGTATTGAGAAAGTAAGTAGAATTCGTGATAAGTATAACTTAACTGAATCTTACATATCAGACTACGAAACCACAGGTTATTAAGGAGAAATTATGTCAGACTATAAAGATGGTTGGGACGATGGGTATAAGTTTGCCCGTGAAGAAATAATGGAGAAGTTATCAGAAATTGATATCAACGATATTGATTCTTGGATTCTTGACCGTCTTTCTGAGATGATCGAAGGCGGTTCTCTATGAGAGAAAGAGAATTCATTCCTTGTGATGCATGTGGATCAGCAGATGCAATGTATTTAATTAAACTAGTAGAAGGTGAACTAGCTTTTTGCGGTCACCACTACAACAAAAACAAGGCAGGCCTAGACAAGGTCGCCTATGAAGTGATAGAATTAGACAAGAAAGAACCAGCAATACCTACTTTAGAAACGGCGGAATAAAATGGGAGACAGAGCAAACTTTGGGTTTAAAGACCAAAAGGGTGACACAGTGTTTTTGTATGGGCACTGGGCAGGATATAACATGCTAGCAAAACTAGCAAATGCTGTACAGGCTGCAGAGCCAAGATGGCAGGACCCATCATATGCAACACGTATTGCAATATCACATCTAATTGGAGAAGACTGGAACCAAACATTATCGTGGGGTATCTATGTCAATCAATTAGGAGACAACGAGCACAAGGTGCCTGTAATTAATTGGGTTAACCAAACCTTTACGTTATACGAGGAAGACCTAGAGACGGTTGTATTTAGTTCATCCTTGGCGGCATTCGTAGACAAATACAGTCGACTAGTTATGGTATAATTAGACTAGGACTAAGGTCCTGGTTTTAATAGGAAATATAATGGTGCGTCTATCAGTCTTAGGGCCAGGCGCTAAGTAAAGCGGGTTTATTTCTTTCGTTGGAAATCCAGGCAGCCATTATTCAAGACCCCCAGTTAAGCTGGGGGTTTTTCTTTGCCCGCAAAGACTTGAGGGTAGCATATTGTCTTTACGACTGTCAAATATATTTCCCAGGAATTTGTGTGATCTTGACCACAAAGCTGAATCATGTGGCATGTATCACATGCCA